CCCAGCGGGCAGTGGGAGTTGATCGGAGACTCAGAAATAGTCTCTGGTTCACCTGTCCAGAATCTAGATTTCGATACCATCCTTTCTACAAGGTGGGATGCGTACCAGATTGATTTCAAATCTGGTGCTCCCGGAACGGTTAGTTCCCTTTCATTGCGACTCAATAGCGGGAATGCAGCTGGTCATTGTCAAGAAATATACAGCAGCAATGGTGCGTCTATAGCTGCTGCTGAGTTGACTGTGGCACGTATTGGTGCAATTAAAACCATGGGTATCCATATTATCGTTGATCTCGATTTGTCTACGCCTAGAACCTATATGGCGAGAAATAGCATGATCGAGACTGCTACATCAATTTTCATAAATCGCATGTCTGGATACCTTTCGTCTGGTGACGCCGTCGTCGGACTTGGGATATATAGTGAAACAGGATCTTATATCCCTGTCGGCGCTGTAGCAAAACTGTATGGAAGGGTAGCTTGATGCCTATTTGCACGAGATGCGGCGCAGTGTTCGGCGACGACGTCAAGCACGTCTGCATCCCAGTCGACGTTCCCGAGGCTGATGAGGTCCGACGGCCGGGGCTGGCGATCGAGAAGGTGGAGCGATAATGGCTGCGAAAGTTTGGCCCGGTGGCGATGGCCTAGAACTCCCAATCGGCAGCATGGTGGATTGGCCCGGCGCTGTGACACTGCCCACTGGGTGGCTTCGAGCGCTGGGTGATGTAAGTCGGACAGCTTACCCTGATCTGTACGCATTGCTAGGTACGACCTATGGTGTCGGAGATGGGAGTACGACGTTTGGAATCCAGATTCGCAGAGTGTCGTTTGCCGCTTTGAGCCAGACAAGTCGGAATTGGTATGACATGTGTGCTACTCCAGGCGGGAATGTTTATGCGAGTGTCAACGGCGGTGACATCTACATGCAGACGGCTGGAACGGGCGCATTTGTCGCTTTGAGCCAGACTACCAGGTCTTGGCTTGGTATGTGTGCAACTCCAGGCGGGGATGTTTATGCGTGTGTAAATAATGGCGACATCTACATGCAGACAGCTGGAACTGGAGCTTTCGTCGCTCTGAGTCAGACTACCCGGAATTGGCGCGGTATGTGTGCTACTCCAGGCGGGAATATTTACGCGAGTGTATATGGTGGCGACATCTATATGCAGACGAATGGAACTGGAGCTTTCGTCGCTCTGAGTCAGACTACCCGGAATTGGCGCGGTATGTGTGCTACTCCAGGCGGGGATGTCTATGCCTGTGTCGACGGCGGCGACATCTATATGGTGGAACCGTCACCGATTATCCGGGCGGCATGACGCGAGGGTGGCGGAGCTTGAGATGTTGTGACGCGGCGCGCTAGAAAATGTGGAGAAATCATGAAAAAACTGTTACTGGTACTTTGCATCGTAATCCATGGCTGCGTGGCCAAGGGCCAAATCGCAGCTGAGGATATCACGGGCACACTTCATCGTGTTTGTGATCGTCATGATTCCTATATCATGGCTGATACAGCGATGTCGGAAACTTACCGTAAGATTGATTTACGGGACACCATGTTGCTTCGGCAAATCGTCGATGAAGCATTGAAAGGTGACCGATGACACATGCATCGAAAATTGCAGATGGCTTGGAAGACATCGCGAAAGACATCCTTAAGGATTTCATCCGCGATGAGGATAAGGATCTGTTAAAGATCATCGGTGAAATCAAATTGGATATGGCACATGCCGTCTTCAATGATGATGAAGCCATCGATCAGTTGATTGATCAGCTAAAGGTTACCGTTGGCATCGCTCGCGGTAGATTCTCGGACCGATCTCGGAAACTGTTCGAAGCAGTAATCAAGGGATTGACTAAAGCAGCCTCCATTGCCTTTAAGGTAATTTGATGGATAATCTGGTCACTTCATTAGGTGTCGGAGGCATCATTTCGGCTGGAGTGATAATTGCTTTGCGCATGGTCTGGAATAAGATGTGGGAGCAGTTATCCGCAAGAGACAAAAAATGTGGGTTGTGTGCGCAGCAACATGCTGAGGAGATACGAGAACTAAACGCTGAATTACGTAGGGTGCTGGAGGAGGTGGCCAATGGATAAAGAACTACGGGCCAAAGTAATCTATGTCCTCCGAAATGGAAAACGTAAAGACCTGCGTAGTGCAGCTAAAAGGGCTTTGAAGAGACTCGATGAATATAATGATAGAAAGAATGGTAAATAAACTACATAGTAGTTTAACACGCCATTCAATAACAAAATGTTCACAATGGACATTAAATTACCGGGTAATGGGACCACCATTTCCCGGAAAATGGACATTTAATCATCATCCTTGGCTTGTAGACGTGCATGATGATACACATGAATTTATTGTAGTTCAAAAAGCTGCTCAGATGGGATTTACTGAGTGTGTGATTAATCGTGTATTTTATGCTATGGACATGTTTCAGTCTAGTTGCCTATATATACTGCCAACGCTGCATCCAGATGCAAATGACTTTTCCTCAGCTCGATTCGATCCAGCATTGGAAGAATCAGACCATATAAGAGATATGTTCTCTAATGTACGCAATGTGATGCACAAACGAGCTGGGAATGCCAGTCTCTATATTCGTGGTAGCCGTAGTCGTAGTCAATTGAAATCCATTCCTTGTGGTGTTATCGTCTTCGATGAATTAGACGAAATGATCCAGAGGAATATACCACTGGCTATGGAGCGTTCATCTGGACAACTGGAGAAATCAATTTTTCAATTATCGACACCCAGTATCGATGATTATGGCATCAATAATTATTTCTTAATGAGCACTCAGAACCAATATTTCTTCAAATGCCCGCATTGTTCCCGGCGTACTAGACTAGTTTTCCCTGATAGCATAGTAATTGCCGATGATTCAAATGATTCTTATTACATTTGCAAAGAATGCAAGCATACTCTAGATAATGCCACCAAGGGTGAATGGTTGAAAGACAGTTTCTGGGTGGAACAATTTCCTGAGCGAGAGTTTCATGGTTACCATATTCCACAGCTATATTCTCCGGCTATCGCAGGTCGTCCAGCAGAAGTAGCTAAGAAGTATAAGAAATCACTGACGAATACGGCTGATGAACAAGAGTTTTTCAACTCAGTCCTCGGGTTAACAAGGACACCAGATAGTTCCAGAGTTACAGAAGCTGCAATTAATCAATGCATTGGTGGCTATCGCAGTAGATTATCTGCTGACAGTAGTAAGTTAATCACTATGGGCACCGATGTTGGAACTAAGTTGCATTATGAGATTGATGAATGGACCTTTGACTCAGAGGGAACAGATGCGAACCTATGTGCCATTCCACGAGTCCTTTTTGCAGGCTCAGTTAATCATTTCCCACAATTAGATGAATTGATGGAACAATACAGTGTATACTATGCTGTCATCGATGCCAACCCCGAACGTAGAATGTCAAAAGAATTTGTCGAACGCTATCCAGAACATGCAAAAATGTGTTTCTATGTCCGTGGATTAACTAGCCGGGACATTACGGAACGCCCTACATCAGCTTCAGTTGACCGTACTTGTTGGATGGATCTGGCTTTGTCCCGATTCAGGAATAAACGAATTCATTTACCACAGGACATTTCTCGGGAATATGTTGATCATATTCAAGTTCCTGTCAAGCGATTCGAAAAGAATGTAGATGGTAATTATATTGGTAAATTCATAACTGGGCATAAGCCTGATCACTTGGCGCATGCTCGCACGTATAATGAGATAGCATTACATTTAGCCGCTGATCTATCGGGAAGTTACAATATTACTGGAGTCCTTTGATGCTAGAACATCCTGATTATAGTGCCATGCGACAAGATTGGCAAAAATACCGTCTCACAATGAAAGGTGGTGTGGACTTCAAAGACGAATACATCACTAGGTTCAGTACTCGCGAGACGAATACAGATTTCTATGCTCGCAAAGCGATAAGTTACAGTCCTTGCCATGCTAAAAAGGCAATCAATAAGATTAATAACTCGATCTATCAGAGGATGTCAGATATTAGACGGATAGGTGGTAGTCCTAGTTACCAATCTGCCATTTCAGGTGACGATTATGGCGTCAATCTCTTTGGTACTACGATGAATGCTTTTATTGGTAAGTATATCATCTCAGAACTTACCGCAATGGGTAAGGTAGGGGTCTTCATTGACCGGCTACCTATGCCTAAGGATGCATCTTTACATGATGTGACTCCAATTTATTTGTACGTATATAAAATTGAGGCTATACAAAATTGGAAATACGATAAGTACAATAGACTGACGCACTTGTTGCTGGTCGATTTCGTTGATAAAGTAGACGAGGACACAGGATTAGTAATAGGTGTCACGAAGAATTATAAATTTCTTCAATTGCATGAGAATCAGGTATCAGTTACGTTTTTTGATGAAAAAGGCGAAAGACTAGGAGTGAATGTAATTGTACTCGACTGTATACCTTTTGTATTCTTTGAACTCAATCAATCTTTGCTGACTGACGTCGCGGATTATCAGATTGCCTTGCTGAACTTAGCATCCTCGGACATGAATTATTCTTTGAAGAGCAATTTCCCCTTCTACACGGAACAATATAAAGGTGGCACGGGCCACTGGCATCGTAAAGCCGCCGAATCAACTCAAGATGACGCTGAAACAGCTGATACTAAGAAGGTAGACATTGGAGCTGCTTCAGGCCGTAAATACCCCGCAGGTGTTGACCGCCCTGGGTTTATTCACCCTTCGCCGGAACCTCTACGAGTTAGTATGGAGAAACAAGAGGTTATTAAGAGTGAAATCTTGGATTTAGTTGGTTTGAACATAGCGTCCATTAAATCTGAATCCTCTGATGGTATTGAAGAAGGATTATCCAGTATCGGAGCTGAATTAGAGACTGGAGAGCGTAACATTGCTAGAATTTGGTCTAAATATGAGGGGCCGGAACGCCCAACCAGTATAACTTACCCTACAAATTACTCTTTACGCTCAGATTCTGAACGCAGGAAAGAGGCGAAGGAATTAGAAGACCTTAAGCCACGTGTCCCGTCATTAAAATACCAAAAATTCATTGCTAAAGAGGTTGTTAATCTCACGATTGGTTCCAGAGTTACAAATGACGAATTAAAAGCGATATACCAAGAGATTGAGACAGCCAAGGTTGTGACTACGGATCCAGATATCTTGAAACAAGACCATGAAGCTGGTTTCGTTAGCACTTCTTTAGCTTCCAAAGCCCGAGGATACCCTGATGGTGAAGTTGAGCAAGCCAAATTGGATCATGCTGAACGCGCCAGGAGAATTGCTCTTGCGCAGAGTTCAGTAACTAATCCAGCCTCTAGAGGCTTAGATGATTTGGCAACTACACCTCGGGAAGAGGCATCCCTAGAGAAGACATTGTCTCAGGATTCAGATGTACGGGTTGATGGCAGTAAGGGAGTAAGAGGCAATGGCTAATTACGCTGACATTACCTATGCCGATGCGTACTTCCTAACGCACCTATGGACTACTCCATGGGATGATTCTATCGATGCCAATAAGACTAAGGCCCTCACCATGGGTACTCAGATTATTGACACTCTTTCTTTTACAGGGGAGGTAACGTCCACAACTCAAGATAATCAGTTCCCGAGAGATGATGAAGTTACTGTACCAACCGATATTCAGGATGCTAGTTGCGAAATAGCTTTGGCTCTTTTAGACGGTATACAGCCGGATAAAGAGTTGGAAGCTGCAAGGATGCTACGTTTTACGTATGATGCCGTGACGACACAGTATAAAACAGATGTTCCTGATCATACCTATGCAGGAGTTCCGAGTGTGTTAGCGTGGCGTTTATTGATCCCTTATCTAAGGGATAGTGATTCCTTCAACCTGTCTCGTGTAACGTAAGGACTATGACAATGCCCGAACCCGTTGGCGATGAAATTGTTGCCGCTACTCCCGAAACCTTTACTCAGGAGGATGTTAATCGTCTAATTGACGAAGGCCGTAAGGCAATTGAAGGTAAGTATAAGACGCATAGCCAAAAATTGTCAGACGAACTCAAAGCTCTACGGACTAGGGCTAATCTAAGTTCCTCTGAGCGCGATGACCTTGACAAGCGTCTTGAACAACTTCAAGGCCAATTGATGACCAAAGAAGAACTCGCTAAGCAAGAGCGGGAAAAAATGTCCAGTAAGCATAAGAAAGAGATCGGTACCCTTACTGGCGAACGTGATGAGTGGAAGACCCGTTTTACTAAATCGACTGTTATGCGAGCTTTGACGGATGCAGCTGTTACTAATAATGCATTCCACCCCAGTCAGATTGTAGCTATTCTGGGTCCAGACACTGAGCTTACAGGTGAATTCGAAGCTCGTATTAAATTTAAAGATAAGACTGACAAGGATGAACCTATTGTCCTTGATCTGTCTGTCGGCGAAGCTGTGAAAAGAATGAAGGAAATAGACATATACAAAAACCTGTTCAAGGATACTGGTGTCGGGGGTATTGGATCTAACAGTGGTTCCAAATATAAGGAACCTGACATTGCAACACTCGCCCGTGATCCGGTTGCGTATCGAAAAGCCAGAAATGAAGGAAAAATCTAACCGATGGCTAATTCACTGACCGCGTATATTCCGGAAATGTGGGCTCAGGAATCCCTCATGCTCCTGGAATCCAATCTCATGATGGCCAATCTTGTCCATCGCGATTTCGAGAATGAAATCGCTCGGGCTGGAGATGTTGTTAACACCCGGCGACCGGCAGCTTTCGCAGCTGTGCCCAAGGTCGATGGGGATGCCATTACCAATCAGGATGCGACCGCAACGAATGTGGCTGTCCGTTTGGATCGGCATATCCATACGTCGTTCATTCTGTACGACGGTGAAGAGACCAAGTCTTTCAAGAGTTTGGTCAATGAGTACCTCGCTCCCGCCGTTTCGAGCCTTGCTCAGTTCATTGATCAGGCTCTGATCTACCAGATGTACGATTTCGTCGTGACAAACAATGTCGGACGGCTTGGGACCGATCCCAGCTACACGACACTGCTTAATCTGCGCGAAAAGTTCAACACCAATAAGGTTCCGTTCGGAGGCCGTAACTTCGTTATGACGCCTAGTGCGGAAGCTGCGTTGCTGGCGACTGAGCTGTTTGTCTCGGCTGAAAAGGTCGGTGACGAAGGCACGGCGCTCCGTGAAGGTTCCTTGGGTCGTAAGTATGGCATCAACTGCTTCATGTCCCAGAATGCGCCTTCGGTTCCGGCTGGCAGTACGGTTGTTACTGGTGCCATTGACAATGTCGCTGGCTATGCTGCTGGTGAAACGGCGCCGACTGTTGATGGTTTGAGTGCTGCGATCGCTGCAGGTAGTTGGTGTACCATTGCTGGTGACAATACTCCTCAGATGATTACCGGTACGACTGGTGGTGCTACTCCCACGGCACTGGTTTTGACTCCTGGTCTTGCCAGAGCGGTAGTCAATGATGCTGTCCTTACCGTTTACACTCCTGGTGCTGTGAACTTTGGTGCCGGTTATGATCAGTACTGGAGCAAGCCTATTGTGATCAACGGCTTTGCTGTTGCTCCGAAACAGGGTCAGTTGATTTCCCATGGTGTGACGAGTGCCGCGCCTCTTTATGGTGCGATGAATACTCCCACCACTGTTGCTTTGACCATGAACCGTTCTTCGGATAATGCCATCACCCATGCTGATGTCATTGGAGTCGGTCCCGCTGGTGAGTACAACTTCGGCTTCCACAAGAATGCCATTGCGTTGGTTGTGCGTCCCCTTATCCAGGTAGCCGATGGAACCGGTGCTCGGTCCTATGTGGCTAGCTACAATGGCCTTTCGATCCGTGTCACGATTTCCTATGACTCGACCTACCAAGGTCATCGGGTGACGGTTGACACTCTTTGTGGTATCAAGACCCTTGATACCGATTTAGGCTGCGCGGTATTTGCCTGATGCGACAAATACAATTGGTTCTTTATCGTTTGAAACGTGATGTGGGGTTGGAGGTGGTAATTACTACCCCAACCACCAACACCCATAATGTCGCTACTGGCGTCATAAGTCGTGTGTATACATCTATCACGATTAAAAGAGCAATTGTGATGTCAGATAATCAGCAAAACATATCCAAGCTACAGGGCTTAGGTAAATTCAACTTTGGTGGCTTTTTCAATTTTTCTAAACGTATAATGATTCTGGATAAATTTGATTTACCCAGTACATATACGCCCAGTATAAATGACAGCTGTACTTTCAATGGTGAGAAGTGGGAATTTGAAGAAATTACCACAACAGCTGATAATAACGGGTTTCTAGTCCGATTAAACAAGGTGGAACCCGCATGAACGTAAACTGGTCTAGATGGATTTTAGCCTCCACTGCACAGCATTTCTCCGACGCCCTGTCTGGTCACCGTACAATGTTCGTTGAGGGTCAGCATCGGGAGACGAGTCAGTTGTCAGATTTCGTGGAACTTCGTATAATGGGTCCAGATTTCTGGCAGATTAGTCCCACTGTTTATAACGTAGAAGCAGTCATCAATGTTTTGGCTCAGTCCAAAATGGATGACGCTAATTATCATAGGCTTTATGAGACCTATGGCTATATACAGATGGCATTCACAGCAATAGATATACTTGAATTGGGAACATCGGACTCAGGCAACTATGTTGGCTGTATGACCCTGGCCGACCCTCTAATCACACGCTCATTAGGTCAGCTTGGGGCTAAGACAAATATCGTACAAGGCTATGTTCAAGGAACGTACAACATGAGGCTCGAATAATGGCTAAGATTGACTTCAAGAATGCTGTTCTTAAGCTTAAGGACGGTAGTACCCCTGCTAACGAACTTGAAGTCACTATCGGGGAAGGTAATCTCACGTGGACTGAAAAAGTGACACGCGAGTATACCTTAAACCGAGGTGTACTTGACGAAGTTCGTAATGCCGATCAGGAACCGATGGACGTTAAATTTGACTGTACTTGGGAGTACATCACTGGTCCGACGACTCCTGGATCGACCCCCACACCCATTGAGGTGCTGAAACGTACTGGAGAAGCGGCGGCCTGGGTGTCCAGTGATACCGACGTCTGCCGCCCGTTTGCCCTTGATCTGGAATTGACGTATACGCCGGATTGTTCTGGTGACAGTACGTCTCCGGCTGGTACTGGCGACATTGAGGTTATTACGTTGCCGGACTTCAGATATGAACAAATTGATTTCGATGTTGGCGGCGGTACTTTCTCGTTTACAGGGAAATGTAACGCTCTCGTCGCTACTGTCGTTCGCTCTGCGGCTCCCTAATATGCTGGGCGCACGTTGCGCCCAGTCCTACACCCTTGAGGCAACCATGAAATATTTCGGTAAGAAAATTGCGCCAATTGAGGCAACTGTTGTTGTAATCCCTCGCCAGAGTGGAGACATTATTTTTAGGGCTCAACCCGTACTGAACTACGATGAATTTGAGGCACTGTGCCCCGAGCCCCTCCCTAGCGAGTCTATCAAACCTGGTGGTGCACGGATTAAGAATGTCAAGTCTCCAAAGTATTTGGATGCTATGGAGAAGTGGGCCAGGTCCAGAATAAACTGGATGATGATTAAGTCTCTTGAGGCAACTGAAGGACTTGAATGGGAAAATGTTATTCTCGAAGATTCCGATACTTGGGGTAATCTCGATGATGAACTCCAGGAATCCGGATTCTCTATCGTTGAACGGTCAGCTGTTTTATCTGCTGTAATGGATGCTTGTGGCCTTAGCCAAGGGAAGATTGACAAGGCGACGAAATCTTTTTTAGCTATTCAGGCAGAGGGGCCAGTAGAAAAATCTACCCCGATTATCGAACAATCCGATACGGAATCTGGAGAGCCTGTGAGCGAATCGGAATCCGACCCCCAGGAGTAGAAATATCCTGGGATGATTGTGACGTCCTTACTCAGGCTGCCTTATTAGGATATAGTCAACTACGAGACCATGAAGCATGCCAGGGATTAACCTAAAATTCAAATGGGTGAATCATTATACACCTAAGGTAGTGCTTGATACTAAGTCTAAGATCTCTTGGGCTATCATGAAAAGAGCTTTGCCTATTTGGAATGAATGTATCAAAGCATTTATTCAAGAGATAAAAGACCGGATTCAAATTGACACAGGCATGACTAAAGCAACATTGTATCCTTTGGTAGCCAATGTAGGCTTTGAGGATTTCTCGATTACAGGTAATCGTGGTCCCGTAATTGGTGGATTAGATTTTCCAGACGGGCATTTTGACAAGACTTTGATAAAATCAATTGCTTCTGGTACTGCTCGTGGTAAAAATGCCTATCGCAAAACGATAGACGGCACGGTATTAAGTTTTCGTTGGGAGTTAATGACTTATCAATATTGGCTGCATGAGAATTTTCCTGCAAGTATAGTCGGTGGCAAACATGCACCTTGGGAAACATTGATATTCGGACCTCTCGCTTTCCGTCGTGTTTGGGAAGCTAGGTGGCAAGAAATGTTGCCCGCTGTACGAGATGTTGTTTACATCGAGGTAAAATAGTGTCTGATTCCACTTACACTGCATCAGCTGAAGTCAGTAGACTCGTCAATGCCTTTAAAACTATGCGGGAATCAGCTGAGGCACTTGCAACAGCATTGGATAAAGTTAATACTGCCGCAACCGCTATTAATGCAGCTAGTGAGAAAATCGTCGGTGTTTTTAAAGGTCTTAAAGGAGCAGCGGTACCAGTTACATCTGCCGGTAAGGCCATATCTATTACTGGTGATGCAT